GCTTCCCAATACCCCTTACACTCTAGGTAGATACCATTAGGTAAGAGGAAATCAGGAGTATAAATATGTTGGATGATATATGGCACCTTTGTAGATTCGTACTCATATTTAACACCCAACTCACACATAAGATCAGCAACCTTCTCTTCAAGGCCTGATCGGAATGCCATTAGAAATCAGTATCCCCCTCAGGTTCAGCGGCAGTTACATTAGGCATAGAGGTTTTGAATCCATCTGTATTACCGAATAGTGCAGCTACATCTTCAGTACTCATGTCACCACTATCAACACCAGCTCCACTGGCTACAGTGACAATCTGAGCACCAACTAGTTTCAATGAAGTTCCATATGTAACTCCGTCTTTGAGAATGTAAGGCTTCTGATAGCAAGCAAACTTTACTGTGCTACCACTATAAAGCGGTGTAGCAGGATCAGTTACTGGTGTACCTTCTGTATCAACAAAAGGTGGACGCGTCTCCTCATTCCAGGAGAACTTAACCTTATAGACACCATCACTAACTTCTTCCCATGGTTCAGGTTTAAGAGTAGAACGCTTAGGATTCTTTAGTTTGGACTCTGCCCACTTAAGGGTTTCAGTTCGATCATCTTCTAGTCGGTCAACAAAGTCTTGATCAACAAGACAACTCATTGAATAACCAAACTTAGATGGTTTCAGTACAGCTTGATATCCCTCAAGAGTTACAGGCTGTTCAGTTTTAAAAATTGTTCGTGGCATTTAACAAAAGAAATAAGTGGATTCAATTACTGATGACGGTTCAAGGTCACCAATAATCGGAGGGGGTTCGACTGCACCAATCTGATTGGCAAAGTCTTTTAGGTAATCATTCTCAGCGAACAGAAACATATATGTCTCTCGTACGTGAGTAGACAAGATGCTCATATCAGTAGCTCTACATAACACTGAGTCATGTATGACTGAAAATGGTGCATCAAATCGCTGGAAGGCTAGGTGTAATAAGGAAGCATCGAGTGAATGTATTAAATTAGGCGCTCCACTAGACTTATGTTTACGGGAATCTGGGCCTTTAACACCAGTGACAACAGTGAATTTACAAGTCCCAAGTAGTTTTAACTCAAGTCTTTCAGTGTTGAATTTATCTCGTTTCTGAACAACAACAAAACCAGATGGAGTAGTCCATGTAATCTCTGTCTTACCACTTTTAATGGCTGCTGTCATAACACGACCAATCCAACCCATAACCCTTAAAGGTCCTGGTGCTACCTTATCCATGGCTGCATATAGTGCTTTAGCCATGTCATGTGCCTCTTGATAGGATGGCTTGATTGCATCCTTAGGCATAATTTTTTTAAAGGCTTCTTTGATGTACTTTTCTGAACTTCTAATCGTGGCATTATATGGCACGGTCATTACGCTTTTTTTTGTAATCTTACGATCAAAGTACTCGCGTAAATGTTCGGGTACATCATTTATCATTGCCTCAGCTACTGTCTTGTAAGCATCCTGTGGATTATCACTAGGGACTACATTGACAAGCATTGCAGTCTTCTTATCTCTAGCCAATCCAGCGAGAATCTGCATGCCACTACAGGTAGCGTCTGTGGCAACACATAATGATGTGGTTTGCCTATCACAAGCCATGACACAATGATATAGCTCATCACAAGCGGCAATGAACTGAAAGGGTTCCTCTACTTCTTCCCAATCATGAATGTGTTCCATTGGATCTAAAGCAATCCGACTGATTAAGTCTTCATTATCCTTAGCCCATTGAATACGATCAGTCATCGTAGATTTATCCAGGCCATATGTAGTTGCACACTGGAATCTTAACCAGTCCTCTGCTTCATATGTCATAGGTGAAGGTTCAGCAAACCTCAACAAACTTTTCCCAAAGTCAGTGTCATGTGGTGTTAGGAATGCTGGTATTGGATAAGCACGTCCACGATAATCAAAAGACCAAGGAATATAGAACCTATCGTATTCTCTAAACCTTTTAGCTACTTCCATAGTTGCTGTAGTTCTTACATGCAATGCACGGATATAAGCCTTACGGTTGTTTTCCGCGTCAGTCCTTTCTTTACGATACTTCCAACGTGCTTCTTCATTTGTATCTATGTCTGGTGGAGGAGATGGTATCTCCCATTCAGCAGCATATGACAGCGGTTTAAACTTACCTATCTTGTAACCTTTAGCATCTAGCTGCTTAGCAACCTCATAAATAAATGGATTGATTTGATAAGCAACTTTCTGTAATTTGTTCAAGAAAGCTAGTGGTTTTTCCGGCTGTCTTAGTGTCGGATCGCCACGTCTTACTAGTGAATTCCCACGTTGTACCTCATTTAATAGGTATCCTCCGGCTACTTCGTTAGTCCAGTCATTAGGCTCGATTAACATTGGCCACGATAGTGGAGCAAACAGAGAGGCTTCATGCATCAGTCGCTCTTGAATTTCTAGGTATCTATCTGTTGGTGTAATAAGAGTAGTAGACTTCTTTCCTACCCAGTGATAGGTCTTTTCAAACCAACCTGTAGTAGAGCAGATAAGTTCTAACAACCATCCACCTAGTCTAGCTCTAACTGGAGCAGACCAAGTATCCCATAGATAGTCATTACGTTTCATCATTAAACGCATCACTGTACGTTTCTGCTCTGTCCCTGTGGAACTGAGCCAATACTTCTTCTTTATCTTTGTATAGAGTTCTTTGTCGTTCTCTTCATACCATCTCATTTGGCATTCAGCTTCTACTGATGCACCAATACTTACGGTAGTATTAGATACAGTATTAGGGAACTTAGCTGAGTCCTTGCGTTTCTGACTGAATACAAGGTCAAAGGTACGTTTCAAAGCAATGTTTGCCAGTATAGTTGCTTCTCTTTCGTCATTGAATTGACTTAGATAGTGCTTAATCTCTACATATGCTGCACCATTCTTTCCTTCATTAATGCGTTTAGCAAAAGTATCCTGTATAGCCTGAGCTACCAAGGACTGAGCTGCTTTGATAGAGCTGACACCATGAACACTAGCTGATGCATACTCCTTCTCTGCTAGGTGCCTTTCATTTTTATAAAGCTTATCTAGTCCACACCTAATTGCTTCCCGTTCCAGTTGTACCTGCTGCGCAATTTGAGCTGGTGTAGCCATTCATAATCTCCTTTGCTTTGTAGGTGTAGTTGTGATCTATTAACCAATAGACATAAGAAAGCATTGAATGGTCAATACTCTTTAGCTTTGGGTGATCAATACCTGCTAGCAAGTCCTGCATTTCTTCAGTCAACATGCTTAAACAATCCTGTTTCCAGTATCTGTTCTCTCTGTATCGTCTCTTCTTAATCGTGTTGTTGTTAGCCATGAATGTGTTAAATAAGAAAGGGTCTAAGTATTACTTAAACCCTGTGGAAAATATTAGATAGTGGGGATTGGGTTCACGATCTAATTAAATACACTAGAAAGGGCCTCATCTCGTGCCTTATCTGTGGTTTTGGCATAGCGTAATACGGTCTCGTACTTCTTCCATCCTCCTAGATCCATTAATACTCTGAGTGGTGTCCCAGCTTCAATATTCCAAGTGGCAAAACTATGACGTAAGGAATGGAAAACATAATGTGGTTCCTTCCCTATCTGTCTAGTTGCTTTCTTGAAATGCCATAAGACCTGTTGACCTCTAATCCACTCATCTCCAAAAATACAGCAGTCTGGGTGTGTCCCTATGACACGCTGTTCTAATATTTTTCGGATAGGTTGAGCAATAGGCATGGATCTCCAATCACCATTCTTGGTGTCGAATCCTGGTCTACCTCCAAAGTACAAACAGTTCTTGTCTAAGTCCACGTCCTTAGCCTTAATGGAAAGGAGTTCAGACATGCGTCCACCAGTACAACTCGCAAACCTAATGATCTCAGACAATCGATGATTAGTAATAGAGCACAGCTCATCTACCTCATCCTTAGTAAAGAACCAAGGGCGTCCTTGTGATTCTTTATACTGTTTGATCTTTGGTGGTGCAAAGTCAATCTCTTCCTCATCATATAGATGGTTTAATACTGTTGTAATAGGTGTAATCCTCCTGTTGATAGTAGAGCCTGGAATCTCTAAGTCTTCACAGTGTTGTTGGTATGACTTAAGGAACTTCCTTGTGATATCCTTTAGTGGATAATCAGCTCCTGCAAAATTAGTGAAATGATTACAATTGATGCGGGTTGAAACTTTACCTCCTCCATGTTTCCATGAATAACGTGTTTTGAA